CAGCGGCCGTAGAAAGCATGAAGTCATCTTGTACTACTTGACATCCTGCCTTCTCTCTTAGAGTACCCATACCACGGCTTGAAACTCCCAATTGAGCACCTTCATCAATTAAGTTTTTGACAATATTACCATACGGGGTATCTAAAACTTTTGCTTTACCAATATAGTTGTTACCTTCTTGGCGCAAATCTTTTATCATATGGGACACTCTTTCGAGGTTGATTGTAGGTCCATTAGGATGACCTAGCTCACCATATGCTCTGTTCTTTTGAATATATTCTTCATTGTAACGGTTGACTTCCTTTTGCATTGTAGACATAGGATACATTCTACCATTACGGTTCTTCATTTCTGCTTGAAGGAATACACCTTCAATAAAATGACTCTTTTGTTTTGTCTCTTCGTTTATTTCTATCTTGACGTCAACTCGTTCGACAAGTTCTGTTACTAGCTTCATTCTGAGCTTCCTCCAGCTATCGGAGTGATGTAACATGTTGCGACATTAGTGTGCAATGAAACATACAATCCAGTTGCACCAAGATCAAGATTGATTGACTCACCACCATCTAGGTTGATTGTCTTAACAACATTACTGTTTGTTGTTCCAATCTCTACGTTGGCAACTGATGTAGCATGCGTGTTAACAATCCTAACATAGCGGTAAGATTGTTGATCGTGATCAGCATCTAGTACGGCTGTATTAGCAATTACCTTTATCACGCTACACTCCTAACCCAATTCAGCAATGCAGAGTTGGTTTCTCTGTTTTGTAGAAATAAGTTTTCAAATTGGTCTTGATGTTCATCTGATAAACTATCAAATACTTCTTCTAGTTTAGCCATCTCATGAGCTTCAATCATAACTTCTGAATCATCATCTAACAACCACATTCCATCTTGATCAGGATCAAAGTCTTCTTGAGACATCTTGTTGGCTGTTGCATACATGACTGACTCTGCATCTTTACCGTATCGGCTAACAAAGTCTGACTTATTCTTTTTCATAGACTGTACGATCTCTTCTGCTTTCTTATTAGCAGCAGCTTCATACATTTGTGAATTAATTTCGTTTTCTTGATCAGCAATGCGTTTCTTTTTAGTACGTTTACCACCAGAGAAAAGTTCGTCCTTGTCTCCAGCATTCTTTTCAGGAACAGGGTAATCCGTCTTAGCGATAACATGCTTGTCTTTGAAGTCACGTTCGCCAGGCACACCGGGATTCTTGTAACTGACATTCATTCCTTTATCCTGTCCAGGAGTAGGAATGATATCAATCTTCTTCGGTTGTTCCGTCAGCTGTTTCAATCTCTTCATCTGACTGTTCTTCCTCTTCTTCAGTTGTATCGTCTTCGGCTGATGCCTCTACTTCACCTTCTTGTTCTTCTGGCCCAAGCTCCATAGCAGGAGTACTTGATGGATCTAATCCAGCCAGTTTGTCCGCAACAACTTGTCTGATCTGGTCAACTTTATCATTAACCTTACCGACCATTGCTCCAGAGAAGTAATCTGCAAATGCAGTTGGTTCTCCACCGTTTGCGGCCTTAATCATATCGTTCAACGTTTGTCCTGGTGTTTCCACCTCAGGTTCAGCCATTATTATATCTCCAATTATTTATATTTATCCGTCACTAGGGGGACCATTTTGCCCGTCAATATTGTTAGTCCCCATGTCAGGATCCGCTAACGCCGCATCCATTTCTGTGTTTGCGTCATTCTCGTCCTTCATTTGATCTTCCAATGTGGCAATTTCGTCATCGGACATTCTAAGTACATTACGTTTTACCCATTCTTGTGAGAAGTACTTACCAACATATGGGTCGATACTATTCAATGTATTGACTCGTTCTGTGATAATTTCATTCTCTTTGAGTTCAGTAAAGTAGTTATCTTGTTTGAAGTCATACTTGATATTACGTCTTATATCTTGATACTCTTCTGGTGTCATATGACCCTTGAGCACTAATTGTTTCTCTAATGCACCATCAAATAGCATTGAGAATCTCATGCGCAATCTTTGTATGAACTTTTGAAATTTAACTTCGTCGCGATTGATCTCTGTTGCACGACCCAACGTCATTCCTGTTTCAGGCTCTAAGCGACTGACAGGAACATTGAGAGACTTATACATCTTCTTTTGGAAGTATATAACATCATCCATCTCACCAAGATTTTGACCGCCCGGTAGCGTGGTAATCTCTGTACCTCTACCACCTTCTCGTCGTGGAAGCCAATAGTCTTCAAGCATTGTCATAAACTTACGATCGTCTCTGATCTCGCCAGTGGCTGCATCATAGATCAATCTGTTCTTATGCTTGACCATCATGTCTCGTAGGTATTGTTCTGCTTTCATCTTGGGTAGATTACCAACATCAATATAGAATATACGCCTTTCAGGAGCTCTAGCTATTCGGTAGATGACCGTTGCGTCTTCTAATATACGAAGTTGGTTGAGAGGCTTGATAGCCTTATGTAAATGAGATAAAACTAATCTGTTATCTTCACTCATCACACCAGAAGTGCAATGGAGAATAGCATCCTTGGCAATCTTAACACCTTGGTCTTGTCCAGCAGATGATGGAGTGCCACCAGGATATCCAACAAATCCTTTGTTGTTGTATAGAAAGAACTCACTTCTGGTACGTTCTACTTGAACTTGTGTGCCAGGTATACGTTCTTTTTTGTTTTCTCTAATCTTTTTGATCTTACGAGGATCAATATATCGTAACTCTTGAATACCATCAGCTACGCTCTCTGGATCAATGATAACATGATAGAACATACGTCCATCAATATACCAATGTCTGGCTACTTCATAGCCTTTCTCATTGAACTCTAACAGATCAAGAATGTATTCAAACTCTTCTTGAATGACTTTCTTAGTAGATGAACCTATACCTTTAACGTGGTCAAGGTTTATTTCTACTAGTCTTTGGTGTTCATCATATACTATAAACTCATGTATGATATCATCAATAGCCATGTCGCACTCAGGCTGCATAGACATTCTACGATATCGTGTAATCATTTCTGCTTCGGTACGTGTTGCTCCTTCGAGATCAACATATGTGCCATACATGCCTCCAGTAGAGACTTGATGCGCACCGTCATCCAAAGCAAGAGGAGCGAACGAAGCAGTAGCCTGATCGTCCGCCCTTCTCTTTATTTCAAAACCAAAAAGGGTAGCCATGTAATTATATCACTTTCACATTATGTAGTTAGATTATTCATCTAATTGCCGCCAGCGTTACCCGTTGTTCCTCCGTCAACTTCCCACCAGTCATACTGGAAGGTCACACTGAATTCTTCTATAGCATCTGTTGTGTTCCAATCTAAGTCAATTGAGCTGACTTCAATTGGCCACATACCATTGAAGGTATATTGGCGCAACGGTGTACCAACTTTTGCATATTGGATAACCTGGGCATTTTCTTTGTATAGAGCTGGAGCCGAAGTTCCAAAGGACCTTACGTTACCAAGATGAGTATTGATGTTTTGCATCCACTCTTCCATTGCGTTTCTGATGAGGAAGTCCTCATCGTTAACTACCGTAATAGTCCACTCTGCGAATGTTCTGTCACCAGCAATCTTGATCTTTCTACCGAAGTATCCCACTTCGATTGTTCCGATTGTTGATGCAGGAATCTGTGCTGCTCTAGCCATAAATGGCAGCTTCGCGTCCCCAGCCGGATTGACTGGGTTGTTCATGATAACCTGAAACAGAGCAGGGCGTGCACCACCTAGTGCTAGCTGTGATCTGATTTCGTTTATATTAAAGGCCATTGAACTCTCCTATTCCTTATATCTATTTAGCTTAGAATTGTCCAACGATTTCACTGAACTCAACGTTGGTTCTGACCGCAACAAAGTTTAACTGTATGAAGTTAATTGATCGAGCTGGCTTGATGTATATGTCACCAACAAACTCGTTTCTATCAATCACTTCGCCAGTGTTATTTGTTTCGTCACAAACAACCTTAAAGTCAAAAATACCACGTCGACCTTGAACATCCCGTAGGAAAGGCTCGACTAGATTTCTGAACTGAGCTCTTGTGAATTCGTCGTTGAATTCAAACAAGGTGAATTTAGCTGCTGTAGCTATTGCTTTTTCAAGAACAATGAACAATCTTCGAACATTAATTCTATCAAATGCACTAGGCTTAGCCAGCAACGTCTTGTCGCCAAACAAGATAGTTCCTTGACCTGGGAATGTTGTAATTGGATTAATACCATTCTTGTACAGTACATCTCTATCAGCTTTGTCAGCATTGTAAGAATTCTTAACAACATTCTTAATGATGCCTCTATTGAATCCAGCTGGAGAGTACCATGGGTCTCTAGTTGTATCTGTTCTAACCATTAGTCCAGCAACGTCTCCGTTGTATGGAACATATCGGTATACGTCATTATATCTATCGTATTGATACTTAAATCCACCATCCATGATACCATATGAAGATGATGTCAGAGCATTTCTGAAGTCAACTGTATTAGCAGACTCGTTACCAAAGTTATTAATAACATCTGACTTAGGAGGAGATACTGTTACAACACAGTCTTTCCTTGACTCTGCAATGTTATCAATAATATAGTTAGCCCATTGATGATCATGAGTACCACCTCTAGCTTTACCTTGCATTACAATTGATATATCAATATCTTCTGCATTCTTGAATACATCAACAGCATTAGACAATTGACCAATTGCTATGTTTGCTTCACCACTATCTGAATCACCAGCAGCTTGGAAGGCTGTTACGTTTGCTGTACCACCATCACGACCAATTGTAAACGATCTTGTGAATGGAACAGTATTTGTAACTGCAGAGTTGGACATGTTTACAGCAGCGTTAGAATAATCAGCTGTAGAGTTTTGTGTCTCAGATCCTGGTCTTACTTTCAAACCACCATTAAGTACCCATTGTGATTGATTATCAATTACATTATAGTAGTAAATTGATTCACCAGACTCATCTTTTGCATCAGTTGCACGAGATAGTCCAGCATATTTTTCTAATATTTGTCCTTTGACTCCAGTGATTTCTCCATCTTCATCCGCAACAATTATATGAAGCTCGTCAGATCCATCAGAGTTATTAGCAACATTGTTTGTCCACAATGTTGTACCAGGAGCTTTATCAAAGTTTCCTGCATACTGCCACTTACGTGTAACACTTTGTGATGTTAAGTCTAGTGAGAAGGCAGTAGATAATGTGAACTTAGACGACAATGTTAAAGTAGCTGTTGCTGAGAAGATTGTGTCGTTGTTGTTATCAGCAAGAGCACCAGAGGTTGATGTAGAACCAATAGTTGCAACTTCTAACTCTTGAACTCCAATAGAAGAGTTACCCAAACGAATGATGTCTCCAACTGCAAAGCTAGAAGCAACGTTTGATACTGTGTTCTGTGCGAGTAAGTACTCTGCAACAGTCACGTTAGATGTTTGTGTGAAACCTGTTTTAACATCGGCGGCAGTAATTATAACGCTAGTGTTACCAACTGCAACATTTAATGCTACGTTAGATATACCTGCTACGTTATTAGAAACTGATGATTCAAATGCACCAGAGCTATCACAAACTGATATCTTCAAAGAGTTTCCAAGAGAACCTGGATACTTTGCTACGAAAGATGCTAAGTTTGGAACAGTTACTTCATTGTCATAATGTTCTCTGTTCTTGATTTGTATGGCCATTTGAGCGTTAGCTGAGTTAACTGCAGTTGCAGGGTTCTGCAATACAGTTGCGTTTAATGCCGTAGCTGCTACAGCTCGGCTTACGTATAATGCGTTCCCATACGCGAGGAAGTTGGCAGCAGTGAAAAATGATTCAAAAGACGTACCGTCTGGCTTGTGAAACCTAGATACCAACTCTTCTTCAGATGAAATAAGAGTTGCAACTTCTGCAGGACCCCACTTAAAGGAACCAGCAAATGCACCTTCTGTTGTTGAAACAGCAGGCACAATAGTTGTTAAGTCAATTTCTGAAACATTTACACCAGGACTTACTTGGAATGCCATGGCTTAATTCTCCTTCATTAAGGTTTTGAAATGCTTGATTTGCATGTCATTATTTATAAAAAAGCGGCTTTCACCACGATCCTTCAATTTCATAAGGCGTAGCTGTTATCCAATCGTCCGACTTATATTTTTGCATATCATCTTCTGGATCATGTATACCATCTTGAAAGAATCCAAATGGTAACATTTCTTCTTCTATAGCCTTTTCGTTTGCTAGAAGTAAGTTCTTTCTTATATCTATATCAGTCATTTCTTTAAAGTATTCTTGACCTGTTAACCAAGCAAACAATACCAATGACATTACTAGATCATCATTGTATCCTTCTTCAGCTGCATAGCTTTGACCTCTTACAACAAATGCAGTAAGCTCTTTAAGTATTTCAAAATCATTTATCTTCAAACGATCATTTTCAATAATAGTCTTTAGACCTGCACAACCAACTCTCTTCAATTGTTTAGTTGTTCTAACACCCAACTGTTGAGACTTACCTCCAAAGCCAGCTGTCAATAATTGTCCAGCTCTACCTTTCCATTCAGCTGTTAGTATACCTTCGTACTCTAACTCATGATGTAGTATATCAGCAACTTGTTGTCCTATGTCATTAATTTCGACAAGTACGATAGCATCATTATACTTACGTGCAGCGTCATAAATAATAGAAGGATATAGCATAGGAGCAATAACATTGGATCTATACGTACATACAATTTCATAAGGCACAGTAGTACAATCAACAACAGTAAAAGCGCTATAATCATTTCCTATACCTCTTGAAGTATCAACACTAATTGCATATACATGACTTCTTTCTGTTTCTTTCCATATCTTCATGTTCTCATTTTGTGATATTGGTTCATGGAAAGTTAATGCTGCTAGCTTACTAGGATTGATAAGAGTGTTTGATGAACCAATAAAGTCACATTCAAACTCTTGTCTGAATTGTTCTTCACTAGTATTCTTGATTGTCTGTTCTTTCCACTCTTCATCTCTACCAGGTACAGCAGACCAATGAACTTGGATAGGAACGTATTCGTTTCTTCCTTCTTCTGCATCTACCCATAACTTGTAGAACAAGTTCATACCTTTTGGTGTAGATGTAATCATAACTCTTGATGTTCTACCAGATGAAATGGTAGGATAAACTGATGCAAAGAACTCTTCTTGTAGTTGTGAATCTACGAATGCAAACTCATCAAGATATACTAACGAAAATGAACCACCTCGTATAGCAGACGATGATGTTGAACTTGCAAGAACCTTACTTCCATTCTCTAACTCAAGACTACCTTTGTTCCATTCAACTAATCCTTGTTGTAACCAATGAGGTAACCATTCATATGCCATTTGCAATCTACTCAATATCTCTCGAGCAGTGCTTGCTTTGTTAGCTAGTATTGCACAGTTGAATGATTCGTTGAATAAGATAAACCAAAGTATAACAGCAACCATTGTTGTTGTCTTACCAGACTGTCGAGGCATCTTACATATAGAGAAACGATTATGAACAACAGATTTCATTATGTCTAATTGAAAGTCATACAAATCTAGATTGACAACACCTTCATCAATGTTTACAATCTTCATATATGTACGACAAAAGTATTCAATATCCTTAGAGCATTTCACTAACTCTTGGATTTGTTCTTCTGTATAATCTAATGCAACTCCAGCCTTTTTGAGTCTGGGATTACCTAGATAAATTTCATTCGTCGATAATGCCACGTTCTTTCAACTTTGTTCTATTGTTAAGATGTTCAGATACAATCATATCTTTTGATTGTCCATGATACTTAACACCGTAGTTATCCGTGATCATTGCTTCTGCCATCATCATCCATTTGTTTGAAGGAGGATGGAACACTTCAAAGTCACCCAATAATCTACCAAACTTTCCTTTTCCATCCTTGTAAGATTTGAACTTAGTACAATTAGCAAGATACTTTACTACTTGATCTTTTGCTAATATACCATACTTCTTCTCTACAGGATCAGACGTTCTTGATTCTGGTGTATCAATTCCCATTATTCTGATACGTTGGTTTCTTAACCATACACCAAAACCTAAATCAATATCGATGTCAACAGTATCACCGTCAACTACTTTAACTAAATTAAAATTATATTCAAACATTCGTTGACTTATCCTTGTTTTGGTATATAATAAACTATGTGGCCCGGACAGATACTATTCCCATTTACTATTAATACCTTCTACCGCCCAGTCAGTATATGAATAGAGTTGTCCTTTTAAGTTATTTATAGTCTTTATAGATCGATCATTATTGACAACATCATAGATATCATCTGTTTTGCAAGAGTTAAATGTTGCATATGGACTAGAATAGTATGTTTCTCCAGTGGCCATATTCATATAATGATTGGTCTTATGGTTAAGTACTTCTCTATCAAACCATACCCATGCTTCTTGTGAGCTCTTCTTTGGCAACATCCATCTATCTAATTCTGGAAAATGT